TGAGTCAGAGTCTCACCACCGTTCGTCAGTGTGTTGAACCCGAGTTTCAAAAACAAGGGCAACGCAATGAAAGCGAGGTAAATGAAGATGGAGCTGCTAGGCACACCGACAGTTAAGGTCAGGCGCTCAGCATGCACAGCGCGGTCAGCTTGTGCTGCGCTCATCTCATACACAAAGTCTCGCTCCTCTGGACTGACGTACGACATCGCGTCTGCCACGACCAATGTGACGACGGTATTGCTGATGTGGGGTGGGATGTCGACCTTGCAGTTCGGGTCTTTCCCGTTCACGACTGAATTTGCTATGAGCATGAGGGTTGCAGCCAGCCGCCCATCACGAGGTCGATTGGAGGCTTTACGGCGCAAATACATCATGAGCTCAATTGGGACAGGCAGGGGGTGGGTGGCGGCTCCTTGGTTGACGTAAGCATAAGTGAGCTGCGGCAGAAAGCGGCCGCGGTCATCGTACGCAACATTTTGGAGGTTGTTCCCCACTGCCTGCAATGCAAAACGGTACACGCGCACCTCAGAGTTGGTACCAGTCGTGTACTCACACTTCCACTCCAAGCCTGGTAGTTTTGGGTTGGTTGTGTGAATCCAGTCGTCTGCGCTGTGCGGGCCGTAGTGTACGGCACCATTGCCAGCGACGAGCGCAGTTATTGTCCCGTCAGGGTGACGGACGTAGTTGTACTCACCTTCGAAGTAAGTGCCACGATAAAACCATTGGTGGCACCCAATGTAAAAGCGCACACCCAGCTGAAGCCCTGCTTCACGGCCATAGCGCAGAATGGACACCATGGCATCGTAGACGAGCTGGGGGTCGAGGCCAGGAACATCGTATGCGTAGAACACGACTGTTGCTGTACCAGCCTGCTGGGCACGCGTGGCCACTATAGCACGGACATGTTCGCACAAGGCGCCGGTCAGAAGACACTGGCACATAGTGCCAAACGCTCGCCCAGTACGCACAGCTTCGACGGCATTTTGGACACGGATCGCATCCCCGGGTGACACCTCAGGCCTGAGGGTGTGAACGGCCCACTGGTTGCGCGGGATGGTTCGACACGGGTCCGTGTTGGCCAACTGAAGACAACTACATCTTGTCGGACTGTCCCCCACGACTATGACCACAGAGTCGTCGGGGATGTTTGAGAAGACACAGTATAACGCAACAGATCGGGCTGTTGCACCTGCTGGGTGCTCGTGAGCACCTGGCTGGGTGACGACAACTGGGCAACGACG